TGCTGCACAAGCAGAACAACAAAGAATACAAGAACAAGCACAAGACCCATTAATACTAGCTAAACAAAAAGAACTTGAAATCAAAGAAGCACAAGTACAAGGTAAGATTAAAATTGATGAAAGTAAATTAGCTATAGATGCTGCTAAAGCTGTAGCTAATAAAGAACTAGAAGAGCAAAGAATTAAAGCTCAACAAGAAGCTACTGGTTTAAAAATGGGACAGCAGATTGCTAGCGATTTGCTAGATAGACAAGAAAAAACAGAAGATAAAGTTTTAGATGATTACAAGAAAGGTCTTGACATCGCAAAAGATTTGGTTGATGATAGCAAATTGAATGAGTAATGATATTAATGAGCAATCACTATCTACTTTTTTAATTAAAAGATTAAGAGATACTATGAATGAATGTTCAGACCATATCTCAACAGGAAGTTGTAAAGACTTTCCTGAATATAAAAGAATGACAGGAGTTATAGAAGGTTTAGCTCTTGCAGAACGTGAAGTTCTTGATTGGAAAGAACAACACTTAAAAAAATAGGAACTCGACACCTTAAAGTCGTGCAATATATGGATAAAGCAAAAAAAATAAATATCCCAAAACCAGATAGTATTAAAAAACCAGAACCTAGTGAAGCTGTAAAAAGCCAACTACCAGTTCCTAAAGGTTGGAAAATACTTATAGCTATGCCTGAAGCTAAAGAAACAACAGATGGTGGAATCATAAAAGCTAGTCAAACTAGAGTAGATGAAGAAACTTCAAATATCTGTGGTTATGTTTTAAAACTAGGCACAGAAGCTTATTGTGATAAAAAAAGGTTTCCAACAGGACCTTGGTGCAAAGAAGGTGATTGGGTAATTTTTAGAGCTTATTCAGGTACTCGTATGAAAATGTATGGTAAAGAGTTTCGTTTAATTAACGATGATACTGTAGAAGCAGTAGTCGATGACCCAACAGGAGTAGTTAGAGCATGAATGAAAGTATAGAGCAAGTTATAGATACAAACCCAGAACCAGTATCTGAACAACCAACTGACCAAATTAATGAACAAACATCAGAAGATAAATTTTTTGGTGTAGCTAATGAAATTAATACAGCTTCTGTAAAAGATATAGAAGTAGAAGTTATTGATGAAAGACCAGAAGAAGATAGGAGACCTCCAAAAGTAGAAACTAAGGAAGAACCTGTTGATGATGATGCACTAGATAAAGAAATTGCAGATTATAGTAAAAAAGCTGGTGAAAGAATTAATAAAATTAAATATGAATTTCACGAAGAACGTAGAGCAAAAGAACAAGCTCTAAGAGAATCACAAGAAGCTACTAGAGCTTTAAAAACTTTGATGTCAGAAAATCAAAAGTTACAAAGTGTAGTATCACAAGGTGGCGATGTATTAAATCAACAAGCACTTAATAATGCTCAATGGGCAAAATACAACGCACAAGAAAAATTTAAAAAAGCATACGAAGAAGGTAATGCAGAAAATATGGCTAGTGCACAAGCAGAACTTGCACAAGCTACTTTAGCAGAACAACAAGCTGGTAGTTATGCAGAACAATTACAAACAAATGTTGTTTCTCAATATACAGAACAACAGACACAAGTAGAAAAACCTACTGACCCAGATATGGATGCATGGTCTAAAAATAATCCTTGGTTTATGGGAACTGACCCAACACATAAGCAAATGACATCATATGCTATGTATTTAGACCAATCATTACAAGCTGATGGTATAGACCCTGCAAAAGATTCTCAGAAATATTATTCTGAGATAGATACTAAAATGAGAGAACAATTTCCAAATTTTTTTGGTGTAACACAACAAGAACCTGTGGAAACAGAAGAAGTTGAAATTGCACCTAAAAGACAGGTAACCAACCCTGTAGCACCCGCAACGAGGAATAGCGGTAAAGCACCTCGCAAAATACATCTTACTCAGTCCCAAGTTGCTCTCGCAAAGCGACTTAATATAACGCCTGAGCAATATGCAAATCAATTATTAAAGGAGACTTAAAATGTCCGAAGAAGATAATAAAGAAATACAAAGTGATAGCATTGAGCAATCACAACAGCGTTCCCCTAGGGAAATAGAAAGCCGAGAGGCTACTCAACGCATACAAAGTTGGGAAAATCCATCAAACCTACCAGCACCTACACCACAAGAAGGATGGGTATTTAGGTATATTAGAACAAGCCTTTTAGGCACTACTGATAATCCTAATGTATCAAGAAAATTTAGGGAAGGATGGTTACCTTGTAAATTAGAGGACCACCCAGAACTTCAAATTCATATGATGGACCACAATTCTGAATGGTCAAAAAAAGGTAATGTAGAAATTGGTGGACAACTGTTATGTAAGATGCCAGAAGAAAAAGCGAAAGCTAGAGATGAATACTTTGATAATTTAGCTCAATCTCAAATGGAATCTGTAGATAACACATATTTTAAAGACCAAGATTCTAGGATGGCTACTAAACAAGTTTTTGAAAGAAAATCACGAACAACATTTGGTAAAGATTCATAGTTTCTTGATATATTAATTTTAATTAATTTTTTTTTAGGAGAAAATTATGGCAGCAAGTGCAGCTCCGTTTGGAGCAAGACCCGTTGGTACTGTAGTTGGAAGTCCATATCAAGGAAAAGTTACACATTACAAAATTAAAAATGCTTTTGGCACATCAATATTTTTTGGTGATTTTGTAAAGTGGGGTGATGATAACCCTAATACCACTATCCAAAAAGATACTGGTACTACATCTTTAACACCTATTGGTGTTTTCCTTGGTTGTGCTTATACAGACCCAACAACAGGTCAATTTACACCAAATCAATATTATCCAGCTTCAACTGCTGCAGATGATATTGTTGCGTATGTCGCTACTGACCCATTTATACTAATGCAAATGCAATCAGACGAAACTCTTGGACAAGATGACCTTGGCAAGAACTGTGCTGTTGTGCAAACTGCAGGAAGTACAGCAATAGGTACAAGCAAAAACGCAGTCGATGGGAGTACAGCAGCTACTACCAACACACTACCATTAAAAGTCGTTGACTTTGTTGACGGACCTGATAGTGCAGTTGGTGATTCATTTACTGATGTACTAGTTATGTTTAATGTTGGACACCAGTTGTTAAATACAACAGGTATAGGTTAAGGAGTAAATTATGGCAGCTATTTCAAGAGCTAACGAGTTAAAACAACTCTTACCTGGTCTTAACGCATTATTCGGCGAAGAATATAATCGTTATGAGAACGAGCATGAAGAAATCTATGTAACTGAAAACTCTGAAAGAAGTTTCGAAGAAGAGTTAAAGTTATCTGGTTTTGGAGCAGCTCCAGTAAAAGATGAAGGTTCAGCTATCACTTATGATACTGCACAAGAATCTTTTGTCGCTAGATATACTCACGAAACTATTGGTTTAGGATTCAGCATTACTGAAGAAGCCATGGAGGATAACCTCTATGTATCAGTATCTGCTAGATATACTAAAGCATTAGCTAGAGCTATGTCTTATACAAAACAAGTAAAAGCAGCGTTTCCATTAAATAATGGATTCTCAACTACTTTTTCTTCAGGGGATGGTGTCGCTTTATTTAGCACAGCTCACCCACTTGTAAGTGGCGGAACTAATAGTAATAGACCATCAGTAGCAGCAGATTTAAATGAAACATCTTTAGAAGATGCAATCATTCAAATAGGCAAGTATGTTGATGAAAGAGGTCTAAAAATTGCAGCAAAAGCTAGGAAGCTTATAATTCCTTCAGACTTGCAGTTTGTAGCAACTAGATTGTTACAAAGTGATTATAGAGTAGGAACTGCTGACAATGACATAAATGCAGTCAAAACTAATGGAGTGATTCCAGAAGGTTATTCAGTTAATCA